ACGGAATATTAGATCCAGTCGTATCTAAAGCCTAAATTAGAAATTTTTAGATTTGAATATTTTGAGTTCACTCAGTGTCATTAGTACTTCTAGAATATTTGTATGTAGACTTTATTATGCATTTAGGTTATTATCTGGATCATTTATTTCTTTTTTTCATGGATTTTATTTTAGGAGATCGAACACTCCCGTATGTGCTCTCAGGTGCTTCTCTGTTAAATTCTTATTAATTAAAAGAAGTTTATCAAAACATTTTTGAAATGACTCATGTCCCGGAGCATTAAAAATAGCCAACAAATACCTGATTGTCGATCCGATCAAGGCCATTTTATGTTGCAGAAACACTTTCTTATGCTTAATCCAATTCTTCTTCTCATGCAAACTCCACGACATAGAGTACAACAGCTGACCGTGATTTTTTCTCGGTTTGTGCGTGTTCGAGTAGAAAAATATGAAGAATGGGTTGTCTATCATGCTTTGACATTTCCGAGCAAGATCATAATCCTTTTGAACCAAAGCATAATAAAGGAAGGTTCCCACATAATAAGCGAAATATCGCGACAGCTCTTGATCTCCTGGGATGACCATATCGTTATCTTGAGTCCATCGGCTTGTGGGAATAACCTGATTCGCCAGTAGTCCGAGAGTTGTAATTGAAAACGGTCCGAGATATGCTTTACATTCTGAAATAAAATCTGACCACTGACATATTGCGACTCTGTCGTGTGAAATACTATTCCAGATTCCTGTCAATTCTAAAGGGAAAGATGGTAAAAATACCTTGGGAATTCCAGTTCGGAGATCCAAGTTCATAACTCGTAGTGCTCTTGCAAACTCACTATCATATGACCTCATGCAAAATGCATGGTCTAGAAGGGATTGAAACGATTCCCATTGTGGATACAGTTTGATAATGTCTCTGGTCCGTAATCTTTGCATAACAACGTACACTTCAGAGGTCTGGGAACTGCTCATATCATTCTGGGTTATTATCACATTATGGAACATAGATGCGACCTTGATCAATATCGACTCTTTCGAGTATAATCGGGCCATATATGTTTTAACAATCAATGTACTGTTAATTTCTAGTAATTTCGGTATGTATTTAGTCATCAGACTCTCGATATTACCTGTCATCTCTTCATTTTGGATTTCCATATCAAACACAGCCAGATCTATTCTTAGTAAATGTTTATGTTTCAAGCTCACAAAGCTTTTCCACGTCGCTTCTTTACTTAGATCCATTGAGTGTTCCCATGCATTGTTTAGATTGACACATCTGTCTCGGACATTGTCTGGCATGTAATCAATTGCACTAGGGGGTCTAGGCAATGATCCACTCAAATCTACATGTTCCATCTCCAGTAAGCTGTTAAATATTAATCTAGACGAGACATTGTGCCGAAGAAGTGAAGCACTTATCCCCCCAGAGCCATCTCCTCCAACTATCATATCAGCTGGGGTCAACTTTAGATGCCGAATCAGACACTCGATTTTTAAGAAGGCACCTGTGGCAATCTGCGGGATCCGGATTCCCGATATCAATGGATTCTGTTTGCGAGGGACAACTACAAGGGGCGGCTCGGTATATTCCGAAGAAAAAGACACCGGATACTCGTATACCTTACCCTCAACTTTATTGGAAAATACGATGGGATCAACTTTCATTCTTGGGATGAGTGTATTAGCAGGAGCATGTTTTATTGCATGACGGACCTCTTGGGTACACAATTTTATTTTGTCGTTAGTGTAGATTATATCCTGAACCTTGGTCTGGAGTTCACCATTTCTGATCACACTAAGCAAATCCCCTAATGACTTAGCCTTTTGTTTAAATATATTCATATGAGTTCTTGACAGTGCTAGGGATAATTCATATGATATTATCAACATTCCGCTCAGCTGCACACTCAGAAAATCAGCAAATATCCATAAATCAGGAGTGGACGAAAATGATATTGTTCTCCACATATCATATGTATAAGATCCAAGATAACCCTTAACCAATAGCCCTAGATCTGTATTGTTCAAAGGATAAGAGGGAGGGACCCTGTGATTAAATGTTTTTAGTGTATGGATAATTGCGTCCCCCTGGGTGAAATTTAGAAAATCAGAATGCTTTGTGATCCTATCCACCTGGATCAAATAACAAGCTCGGATGACGTCTTGCGGAGACGCGGCTTTATAGAAGATTCTCCTATGAGTCGCGTCAACTGTTGCTGCTCTGTACAATCCATCCCTCAAACCCATGAGATATGACGGTCCATGTATCTTGTTTCGCATCGCTAACGGAAACAAACCATTCAAGACGTTCGTATCTGAATAGCTTTGACTGAGATTTCCGAAAACTACACCTTGAAGAATCCCCACCTCCCGGGATCTAGACTGCTGATTCAATGTTTCCCAATTTCCCTCAGGAATTTCGACGCTGATGGACTCTTTCATCCACGGAGTAGACGACGGCTTCCATTTTTCTAGTTTTTTACTCACATTGGGGAATTTAAATATCGATTTCGAGTCCAGCATCGGTTCCTCAATGAGTCTTAAACATTCCGTACATTTAATATGGAAATGATAAGTGGCACTCTCTGTTGATTCGTTGTGAATTTCACCAGCTGTTTGTTGTGCATACAACATCAATGATTGGTACATGAAATCGTAATTCTTATCACCTAGCAACTGGAAATTATCTGTCGATATGATCATTCTAGATCCATACACAGGACTGTTGGCAATATAACCTCCCGAAGAAACCCGACTGCATCCGAATCTGTGAAGAGCGGAGCCAGTTCTTCTAAATCCGGTGATGGTATCACCGGAGGATTCTCCTGTCAAACTCTCTAAATTCAGACTTATCGATTTTCCTAGATTACTATTTGGTTCGACGAACCAATTGAATGATCGACGCATGTTTGAAGCCTTCTTTATAAAGCTAATGTCAGTATCTTTTTCCCATGACTGTATCAAGCTAGTAGACTCTCCAGTTGATGAACCCAAGTATGGATGATACGGACCTCTATAATCTTCCGGTAAATCCATCCCCTGAGGAACAATGACAATAACATGTATGGATCTCGGGGTTGGAAGTGGACAAGCCTGACAAGCTAATCCTCCCGGCTGGACATCGGATATCAGTTCGCAGGGGTGTGGCACCGTTGTTCCGATAATATCTCTACTCCAGGAAGTTTTACGGAGCTTATCGGCATGGGTTGCAGAACATTTCCACATAGATGTTTCAGCTTGCAATGTCCTGGCTATTAAGGATTCAATAGATCCGAGTTCGCATTGAACAATTGCAGTGTCCACCATGTTTCTGAATTTCCGCTTGAACAAATTCCTAATCGTCTTTGAATTTTCAAACAATCCGATGATCGCATTAGTTAACCCAAAATAAGTAGATGATCGAAGCTCACTTACAAACCGGGGGAAACACGGCTTGATGCTTGACAGATAAGAAATGAATTTATCTTCGGATGTTTTAACGTACAAGACTGCATCCCGTATTACTTCATGTTTTATGTTGTTCGGTTCCTCCAACAGTGCCCGCTTTATTTCTTCTTTAATCAGATTCTGGGCACTCAGACCTCTTGGAATATTTAGAGAAGATGGATCTTCGAGTAGCTTAGCAAAGTGCTTGCTATTATATTTCATAAGTTTAGGCTGTCCAAATTTTATAGCCAAACGCGCTAATCTTTGATCATGTGTATTGTGATATATTATCTTCCAAAAAGAGAGTCCTTCAGTTACGGGGTCAGGAAACATTCTCAAGTGAAAACGAGTGAGTGACATCCCGGCAATTCCCCCTAAAGATGGATCTAAATATAGAGCTGCAATTTTGTATTCCAGTCCGTTAAGTAGTTCCGGTCTAGATACCAACTTTGATGCGGAAGTCCTGAGAGCCGGATTATGAATCGCCAGTACTTGCATCACAAAATTACCCAGCCAATTATAACTCATTATGGCGTTTATTGGGCTCTTTGAATAATGAGCTATAGTGAGGCAATTCGTAGACACTGTCGCCATGATGTTCCCTAACGAGGGAAGTTGATCATTTGTAGTGCAAGTTATTCGTGAATATCGTTTTTCCTCTAAGCAAGTTAGATTACCTCGGAACACCACAGATTTCCCGTATATTAATAAATCGGCAGATTGGAGAGTCTCATCTTCATTTATTCTCAGTCCGATCTTGGCTGTTGCTTTCCGAATTGCATCTATTATGACTTCATTATTTGTCATCACATTTTTCAGATTATCTTTGAGTTCTATCTCATTCTTAGAGGGATTAATCTCATATTGCGTACATATCACCTGATTGTCTCCCTGAGCGAGAGTTTGGACTAATGTATTCCTCACGCGCGATTCACGTTCAATTACCAGAAGGTTCAATACACTCCAGCCTTTTTGTCTCAACCCTTCTAATCCCCCAGCTTGTCCATTCCAGCATACCCTCTTTCTGATATCTCTATTTACCACAACCCCCTTGTCAACTTTCATCAAATCTGGTCTATCCCGGTAGTAAATAAGAGATTTCTGAAAGAATTCATGAGTTCTGGTGAACAAATTCGGCATGCCGAAAAATTTTCCCAAGACAGTAAACACCGGAGCCGTAGATTCATAACGCTGAAAATTGTTCCATTTCTCATAATCGATGTGATTTGCGACGGTGACATGTTGATAACTGTTTCCTCCTTGTCCGATAGTGTTGGTTAACATTTTCTTAATCAGCGTGGTTTGATCATCTGCCATGGTCAATCCCTTAAACAATGGAATTACGTTCTTCTTGATTAGGTACTCGGTAAATACGAAGTATTCTCTCAGCTTCCAGCTCATCAGAGCAAAAAAACGGCCTTTCCATTTTATTTCTCTTTCTTTCGCTTTCAACCCTATCACCAGATCATCTACATTTAGTCCTTTATCATTGATCAGTTTTAAAAATCGGGGCCAATTGGTGCTAGGAGAATGTAATAATGTGTCTAATACCTTCCGAGTAGGTATCGGACTGTTAGGTTTATATTTGAGATGATTGATGAGTTCTGATTTCTGAATGGAGTGTGTCTTGTCGGAGTATATGATGGAAGGATCAACGACTTCAGGAATCTCCCAACATGGAATCAATGGCAGTTCGTGCCATTTGGGTGGATACGCTAAAAGAACATCCATCGACGGCCACGTATTTGCTATAACATGCTCTTTCAATGGATTATTATCTGGCATTAATTTTGCATCCACGTGCCACCGAAACTTACTCCAGAATTCTTTTTTGAGTATTTTGAATGCCAGATCTGAAGCAAGAAGCTCGGCGTACTCAGGATCTATTTTCTCCTTCGTCGATGTTACGTTTTGATATAATGATTCTAGTCCTGTGAGATATGAAATGAAAGGATGGCCCCAATGTCTGAAAGAACCATAGACGGTCAATAATATCCGCTTGTTTGTGATCTTTTTCAAGATCTCAAAAAATGGAACAGTTTCCGGATTTATTTTGCTGAGGTCCGATATTTTGCCCTCAACATGATTCCGAAAGTGAGGAAATCTTGGGATAAGCGGACGAAAGTTTCCTGCTAATTCCGACAACATAAGGGATGAGAGAGGCTCGATCATCCCGTATGATTCATATGCTGATATCGTGTCATATTTCAGCACTAGATCCCCTAATCTGTACATTTCTTCAATTACTGCTAAGTGATCTGATATGTACTTGTCTTGGTAACGGTGCTGTATCGCGAACAAAGTATGAAATCTAGCGGTAGATGTATCTTTGAACATGAGAAGCATGTTTCGATCCCACAACATATTGATATCTTGAAAATACAGAACCCCTCCGCCAAGATATATCTTGCCAAAAACCTTAGAATCATACATGACCCCACCTTGTTTTTCTCCATTATTTAAGTAAGTGAATCCGACACTCTCTTGCAGACTATCTCTTTCATATACAGTAGTGGCATTGAGTATCCAGGAAATCTTGATCAATTCCAACATATATGATCCATACTTCAGGGTGTCTGCTGAATTCTTGACTCGAGAGGCAAATTTCAGATCTCGCTTTAACCAGCCTTTGCAATATGTGCTCACGACATGATGTGTCTGTTCTGCTCCTAAGTCAGATGATCTAATAAGGTTAACTATGTCATTGGTATGTTTGGGGTGTTGTGCCCAGAGGGAGGCACATTCCTTGTGATAACATTCTGTTGGTTTTACGTTAGACCAATCAATGGGTAATACCTTCATCCACCCGACTCTGTTGTCCCACGACTTGGTATAATATAGTAAATTTTTCTTCCCTGATCTCAGATAATCCTTAAATGCATCCAACTCATCACAAATTAGCGGTGAATTCAATGTATAATCCTGATTATTCATATACTGAGGACTGGTGTCAATCTTATTGCTACCACGGATAAGATCCTCTGAATCATCCCACAGCTCTGAAGCCCAGTTCTCATGTTCTAAGGCATGAACCTCATCTTCAAAACGGTCCATTTCCATTCTCTCTATATCCCCGGCGTGAAAACCAATAAAACCTGCCATATCGAATAATTTTCCCAGAAGTGATCCTTTAACACTAATACTGTTGAGGTGTGTTAGATGTTTTTTTTCACGTTTAAGGCTTATAAAAGACTGATAGTTCAGTATCTTGATCAATAGATTTGCGGCGGTTTTTTATTTTATTAATCAAAAGTGGAACTGTGTATTTCAATATCAAGATTACCATTACTATTGCGGATAGCCAAAAAATAGATTGAGTTATGGTATGAAAAGGACTCCATCCTCTGATGACTGAGATTAGATTATCATCATTAATCGTGTTGAAATCTCTTGTACTAATTATATTATTAATTGGGCTCACTTTTGGCAAATGCACATGAGGTATATCATAAGATATTTTTCCATTGATAAGAATACTTCTATTATAGTTGATTAAGTCTGACAATGCATAAGCTAATTTTTTATTTTTGATAAAAAGCCCGTTCGGTCCTTCAATAATGTCATTATTTGGATCAAGATACCAATATGGCCATCTTACTTCTTTACCGTTTGCTAGTATTATCTTAATAAATGGAAATGTTACGGATTTTTCAGTTCTCACCCATTTGTACTCACTATATCCCATTTGTAGGGTATTATTGTGAAATCGATAAACCCTGTGTCTGCCGGGTATTCTTGGAGTTAAACTTTGCAGCTGAACTCGATTGATAGATGTTTGAGATAACAAATCATCTTTTGTTTTAGAACATTCCACACTTAATAAAATACTAAATTCTGTTTGTTCTGTCTCCCTGTTAATATAACGGTGTTCTTTAATATGCAAATGAGTCGAAGAGTTGCATTCTTTAATATTGTATAAAAATTCCCCCAATTTTGGGATAGATGGAATATCATTTTTGTTAATCCCAACCCACTCGCCATTGGGGAATAAAAAACCGTTTACTGAACAATATGTCATAGTACATATTTCATTGAAATCTGTTATGTGTATATCGGGACTCCATATAGTGTATGAGTTGGTACTTTTTGAATCCGTAAGAAACATAATAACTTCATCCAAGTGGTCAGAAATACATTCGGGAGGATGATTAACATCTGATATCCATTTCATGTTTTGTTTTACGGTGGAACAAGGGGAGTATTCACATTTCCCATCTGCAAACCAGGATGATATTAACTGGTTGGAATAAGGGTCAAATAACACTGTCCGCTCTTGTACTAGGACAGTCGACTTAAGGTTGTCTGATTTTTTCATCCAGGAACAAGAAGGGGGAGGATGTTCATATGTATCTAATGTGCCGGACTTAAACTTTCTTATTGCATTCTCGCAATCTTTAAATTCCAAAGGAGGTCGGTATTCAGAATGAGTCACAGTCTCGCCTCCAAAAAATCCTTTGTCACAAGAAGTTACTGTCGTAATTGCGTTGCATAAAAACCCATTGATTTCATACTTGGTCTGAAGAATTGGAGATCTTCCTCGGATCTTTAAATTCGAGTTGGATTCTGAGGGATAATATGGAAAGTCACAAGATATATCATTAGGGTCTAACGGGATCCAATCTATAGTATTAGTCGTAGGAAATAAGATTGATTGACAAAGAACATCCGGTGAGTACCATATAAAATAGGACACCATATTGAGTAAAGGAAACTTGACATAATTAACCATAATTGATGTGAATATGAATTGTGTCAGGTTTTGACAAATTTGAAATCAATTAGTGGTAAATATTATGCTAAAACTGGGCAATTGAATCATTTAATATCATATAATGCAGAATTATTGGAGCATGACCATTAAGTTGTGTTGTTTTTTTCACGGATACAATAAATTCCACCTATATTGAAATATGTGATGTTAAAATAGACTGTAATTGCACGATGCCATAGTGTTTACTTTAGTTCTGGAGAGAAAGAGTTCTTTGTTGCAGATGATTTTATAGAAGTCAATATGAATACTTTTTGTTTCACGGTAATAGATACTGGATAATCATCGAATATAGACATTTTAACTTTGTTCCTTTTCCTGTATTTGGAAGGAGAGTGTTCTTTCATGTAATCATAAAGGGACTGATAGGACATATCACTTTCTCTAACAGAGAGGTGGAAAGTTATCAAGAAATTCGGATGTATACCTCCATCATCTCCATTAAATTCATAATTTATAGGAAATCTGGGGGTGATGTTCTTACACATCAGATTGAAAACACCAGATAAAGTTCCTTGATAGTTGTAGAAATTGCCTATTTTGTTGATATATTTAGAGAAAAATCCGCTCATTACATAAAAGAAGAAGATTAGTTCTTTATCCCTTGTAAAACCTTTATAATTGTCTTTAATCAACTCTAAAGCTCGCATTAGATCTTTATATGCCTTTGGAGGATGCCTGAACTTTACATCCAATGACGCATTTACACGAAGATTATAAGCCACTAAAAGAGCAGAATTAGATGACATGATGAAATAAAAATATATACTTTTTTTCACGAATTGTGTTACGTTTTTCTTTGGAATCAATCAGAACTCGAAACGAATTTTCGTGTAATCACATGCGAGGGCGTACCTTGTATACTGCTTGTTCTCTTGCAAAATAGCGATTCCGTGAGAAGAGTCGTTCCCTGGGCGATTTAGGATGTGGATTATGTCCTGCTTGACATATGTCAAGCGAATGGATGCACCTGTCTTCTTCCGAGGAAGGATCATTACCACGACCTTGCTCAGCTCACTCAATTCCTTCGCAGTAGGTTCGGGAGTCGGATTCGGACTGTCTTGAGGGACAACCGAAGCTTCAACCTTCTCTTCCTTAATAGTTTGTTGAGGCTTCAGGCGAGTCTTTGGGTCTCGAAGCTCAGCAAACTGACGATCAGAAGCGTACACTTTCGGAGGATCAGGACGTGAAGTTGTGACCTCACATACGAGTTGATCCTGGGCGACATAAAACAATGTCGCTTTAGCATGAGGTTTGTCTGAGAGATGAGCCAGGATGATGTTAACATGCCGCAATATGACGTCTGCATCTGTCTCCCTATCATCTAGTGCGACGAGTCTAGAAGTCACTCGGTCTCTTGATTGCATAATCTTCAGCCCATCAATTCCGAGATTTACTACCTCCATTTCATCCTCATCATCCAGAACACGGGACTCTACCTCTTGTTCGGTGAAAACGGTTGTGGATGATCCAGATCCACCCTCTCCGGATTCGTTATCCTCTGATTCTTGGGTCAACTGGTCCACTTGCTCATGCTGCTTAGCTCTCTTCAAATTCATTCCCTTGAGACTTGAATCAGTTGCCTGCAAGGTATTTGGAATTTCCCCCGGAGGCTTCTTGGCAGTCGGTTGAGTGACTGGAGCGGATTGCACAACGTTTGATGTCTTTGCAGAAGCAACTCGCGATTTGGATTTCTTATCTCCCGATTTGGTTTCCTCAATTGTGGTCCCAGATTCTTGTCCCCCTTCTCCCAACTGGTCGACGATTTTGGTCAATTTGGTCTGATCCAGTGGTTTGTCAGGCATCGTCTTATTCGTCTTAACGAAGGTTCCTGTGACCTCAGCCAATTTAGTCACCTTCGCCGGAGTTTTTCCGTTTGCTGATCCCGCTTCTCCTTTCTTTTCTGGATTGGACATTGTGGTTCCTTCAAAAACACTCGAGTTCGCAAAGATGGCACTATGATTCATCTGAATTGTGTTACAGTTTTTTTCATGGTCATTAGACACTTCTATTGAGCTGGAGCCACAAGAGATACCATAAGAGTTTGAGCTCTCTTATAGAGGTACAGTCCGATTGAGGATTCACGGCAGCCCGGGAATTGATTCCACTCCAGGATTGATTGTCTGGCGACAATGGGAGGGATTCTACCATTCTTCGAGATTATGTATCCCAGCCACAGTTCTGGACTATTGTCACCCGGAAGGTCATCGTCTACTAGGTCATCTGCCTCCAGCTCGATCGGAACCCCATCTGCGGAGAATTGAGCATCAAAGGTAGAGAATGTTCCTAGAACATAATGGATTACCATCGCGTTGTTGATGATATTGTTATGCTCCGGATTTCCAATATAACGAGCATTTCGGGATCTCTCTAGACCAGAACTAACTCCAATCGTGTGGTAAAATAAGTGAAGATCGGCATTCACCGTCGCAGAATAAGGTGATTTAGGAGATAGTCCGAAATCCATAAAATACATGGAGTACGATCTCTGATTATCCATCTCCTCACCCCCCTTGATGACATTCACGAATTGATTTGCACATCTAGCTGTCCAGATCCATTCAGCAAATGTGTCGAAGGTTAAGCCAAGAGCTTCTGTGATAGTCTTGGTCGCCACTAATACTGAACAGTCTTTGAACCGTGTAACAATAGTCCCGATCCGAGCTGATGCGTACTGATGATACGGGAATTCATTCAAGTACATATCAATTGCAGCCATCATTTTGATGTACGGATGATAAGCCAACCATTTTCGGTAACTGAGGATCTGCGTACTGAACTCCACTGCTTCACCGTCCAATCCCTCGATCAGTGCCGTGACATTGTTGACTACATTCGTCCGATAATCGTCTCGTGAGATTTGAGCCAATCGATACATAGAGCATATGAGAATTATGTATTTAAGGACTTCTGAGTCTGTCATACAATCCTCTCCATCTATCACGTCAGGTCTTGTCTCTGTTTGGTCAAATATTACCAGATTTCCGATAGTGATGTCTCCACCACGTACTCCAATTGCTCGGCCAAATGACGTCCAGTCCTCTCCTAACATATGTGATTTCCTCATCATCTCATGACGAAGGAACATCATTGCTACACGATGATCCAAGTCACCCTCTGGGAAATTAGTTTGAACTGTTGCATGCAATTGGGCCCTGGTGATATCACCTTCTGCAGCAATTAATATCTTCGGCTTATCGTTTAAAGGATTGTCAAACCATTCAGATGGATAGGCAATCGGTCTATCAGTAGCAATATTCATATGAGTCACCGTTACTCGTTTTGTAGGGTCAGTCGAGACACGCTTCACAACCATGTTTACAGAGATCAAATTAGTGCTTAAGAAACGATAAATTGAATGATGACAACCTTGATCTACAATGCACATGAATTGTGTTGTATTTGTTGGGGTTGTAATAGTTTT